ATTCAGCTTTTGGGCTATGACGTATTTGACCCGTCCGAGGTTGTGCCTGAGTTTCAAGCGCAAGCAGGCGTAAAGAAAGACCAACGAGTTGACTATGCTCTGTGCAAAGATGGCAATCCTATTGTTCTAATTGAGGCTAAGGCTTACGGAGCATCTCTTGATAAAGATCAGCTCGACCAACTTAAGCGTTATTTCCCGTTTGTAAAAACGGCGCGTGTTGGAATATTGACAGACGGTAATAGATATCGCTTCTTTACTGACTTAGAAGTCGACAATGTGATGGATGATTCTCCGTATTTTGAAGTCAGTTTAGAAAATATTAACGATGACGATTTAGACAAGATTCTTCTGCTAGCTAAAGACAAATACAATGATGAATCGACAATTAAAATCGCTGAGCAGTTGAAGTTTACAAAGCAATTCAAGTTAATTCTTTCTAAACAATACGAGCAGCCGGAAGAAGATTTCGTTAGATTCTTTGCAAAGAAAGTATGGAATGGTCAAATCAATCAAAACGTTAAAGACAAGCTAACTCCATTACTAAAAGAATCCTTCAGACAGTGGACTGAGGAAAAAATTAACGCAAGACTTCGTAAAGCGATTGAAGGAGAAGAAAAACAGCAAGAAGAACAAGCTGAATCTATTGCTGAACCGGCTAGCGCTACTCCAGAAGCTAACGATCTCGATAAATTGGGCTTAAATATTGTTAAAGCAATCCTAGCCGATGTTTGCGATGTTTCTAGAATTGCTCTTAGACCGTCAAAATCTTATTGTGCTGTCCTATTAGACGATAACAATAGAAAAACGTTAGTCAGATTCTATTTTCAAAACCCCGAAAGATTAAAAATCGATCTATACGGATTTATGCGTGTAGAACCGCCATTCCAAATTTCATGTGTAGAGGATATTTACAACTATAGAGATAAAATCATTGAGATATTCCAACGTATAGAGGCTGGAGACACTGGACTAAATCAACAAACTGACGATAAACAATAGTCTTCATTCAAGTTTTTAATGGAAACCGCCTCTGGGCGGTTTTTTTGTTGCTCATCATTAAGAAAATCATCCCAAACAACAAAATATTTAAATACCTTTATTAGTATTTTCCCTAAATTTTACAATTAAAATCTTTTAATGCTTGATTCAAATATTTAAATGTTTTAATATTTTCATATCAATTTTTAAACGTTCTTTAACAAGCCTCACCGATGATTGTCAGGTAAGGCACAAGCTCCTAAACGTGAGTAAAGCGAAAGCGCATGGAGCTAACAGGCGGCAAGTGAATTGCGCCTAAGTATGGGGATCGAAAGTGAACCAGCGGCAGAGAGAATGCTGAAAGGATTGGACCGTTAAAGTCGGTCGGTACAAGTAGGGGCCGTTCAGCAAAGACAGTTCACAAACAAAAGCGCTTTCCGGCAACTTCTCCTTTGGATATATCTAGCACACGCTGGATGGCGCTTCTGTTTTTACAGGAGAGAAAAAATGCTTTTAAAAGTTAAGCGCGTTGTCCCTCGAGCTTATGAGATTTACTACAAGGGCCAAAACATCATCAGTCTGGTCAGACCTAAAAGAAATGACTGGCGTTTTTCCGGATTCTTCATGAAAGAACAAGACAAGGTAAACGATTTGTTATTGGCAAACGTTTTCGGTCTGAGTTTCCGAACAAAAAGACGAGCGCTCATCGAGCTAGAGGTCATTTTTGCAAGATTTGAATCGCTGCTAGCAGAGTCAATAAGTTGAGTTGTTAAATGAACAAAGAAATTTCCATCCTTTCGCAAACATATAAGGTGCTCAGCAATGCGGCTCCTCCTCAGGGCGAGACAGCCGCACGCGAGTTCTACGAAGGTCTGAAAGC